GTGGTTTAAAAATCCTCCCTTTCGAGAGGAACCGATCGCTACGGAGCGGCTGCAAAGTTGCTAACCGTCCGATCGCTCGGAAGTGTGGATACCAGCACATTTGAAAGCACCACTAAGTACCGTTTAGGTACGTGGCAATGCTTTCCTTTTGCGTGTGAGCGCATACATTGGGATCTTGACGATCCCAAATATGTTCTCACCTGTCAACGGTCTCGGGGCGGTATATACGTCATATATATCGGCCTGGGATCGTATCTTGGACCTTTCGATCGGACTTGCGAAATCAGGATACCTGGTTTCGTCAATGTCCGTCTTCATCAAATACGTTTCGAGGGCACCTTGATCGACAATGAATTCGATCGAGGTGTCCCCCAAACGCTCTCTCAGAGCTTTCCTAAACGCATTTTCGTCGAGGTCGTGGTTTAACCAGTCCTCGACGGAAATGCGCCAAATATCTTTCGATGGAATCTTGTTGACCGAGAGGTTAACAAGCTTCACATCGTTTGTTATGATTATAATTACATCACAGGTAGAGCGATCTGCCTGTAATAGAATTATAGGATCGTCTTCGATGACATCAGTCGGCGGTAGAGTGTACTCTCTACCGTCGATGATGGCTTCGTAGTTTTCATAAAACCATTCCTCCAGCCTATTCATTCCCCGTTCGAAGGGAGAATCAGTAGGCGGAGGTTTGGTAAATCTTTCTAAATAGGTGAATTCGGGAAGATCAACCCTCAATGGGTTGGACTTCTCCAAGACACCTATAATCGTATTCGGATATAGATCCTCCTCCCTCTCGACACCAAGTGTCCAGGGGGAGTTAGAGAATCTCTTCATTTTATTCGCGACCCTTTCGACATCAGCATGTGTTGCTGTATCGAGAAGGTGCGACATCCCTTTGATGGTTTCAAAGAGGTCGTTCTCAGGTTTGTCCTGAGAGAGCTCCTTGATTCTCTCTTGGAATAGGTAATATGCCTGAATCTTCGATTCAGGCACTAACCTACCATTACCTTTTAGCCGTTGAAGCACACCGGCGGGAAATAAATCCCACTGGTCTGCTTTGACAGCTACATACCGTTTTATCGGGTCATTCTCCGGGATTGTTTTTATCTCGAGGTATGACTCGTTATCAAAGTGTGTATTGTTACCCGACATAACTCCTCTGAGTTTTGTCAAGTAACTTTCCCTTTCTCCAGTTAACTCCCTGAGGATTGTGTATGACACATTTCTCGGGTGAGTTTTCTGACTCATGATGGCATTTGCCCAACTAACTGGTGACCAGTTAGTTGGGATCTTGCCGATTCCGAAAACTTGTCTTGGTATGTATACCGGATTCCTCTGGTATGACAGACCAAGACAGACGTCTTGGCAGGCGGAAACGACACTGTACAGCCACTGTACGTGTCGCTCCCCGCCCTTCCTTACGTACTCCATGTCTTTCCCCAAGAGGGTGTATTTCCCCTTGGGATCAGATGAGAAGTCTCTTCTGTCCTTTTTCGTATCTATTACGAGCCTAAACTTAGGCACGTCAAGATACGGCATTAATTTGTCAGTTTTCAGACGGTTGGCGTTTGCCACCGTATGAAACCTGTCTATTGGAATCATTGCGATCTCTTCGCAATACGTGAACCAGTCACGTGTTACAAAGTGATCGTCTTCAGAAAGATCGTATCCTAGTTGCCTCGCGGCTTCTAGGAACGCATCTATCCATGCTTTAGCTTTGGGACCGCATTTGATTTCGACACCGTCGTCACCATTTCCGGCTCCCGTACCTGGAAGTCTACCTACCACCCGATCTGCGTAGTTCTCGCAGATCGGGTGGGCCATAGACAAGTTAGTCTTGGTCAAGGGGTCCCCCATGGGGATACCGTTGACCATCCGACCTTTATACTTATTATTGACATATATGTCCTTTTGGCCTGGCCAAATGGACAATATGTCTTCGATAACATCTTTCGGTGTGTTCATCTTTTTCAAGAGTGTACCCATCGTTAGATGTGCTGATTCATGAGTAGGTCTGTCGGTCGCTTTCGTCCAATCGAACGAAGCGGCCCAAACCTCATCTTCAAACAGAAGTTCGCCACGAACCGGATCAAGGTGATTGATCGATTCGACGAACTTGTAACCAAGTCTTGCAGCTCGAAATGAGTCCCGTAGTAACGGGACACATTTCGCAGCTTCAATAGTCATATGAGAGAAGGGTTGTAACACCGCGTCCTTGTAAAAGGACCCGGCAGTTACAACCCTACATTTTCCGTTTTCTCGAATGCCCGCCACATTTGTTTTCCAAATGGCCGGGTCACTCGAGCGAATCATTTTCCTTCCTTCGCGGAAGACCAGATTGCCTATCTGGCCTCCCGCGTTGTCAGGACCGAACTGTGGTAGAGGAGGAATGTCACCGGACTTGAAGCGTCGCTTCAAGTGCCCGAACTTCCCTTCGTCTTTTTTCCTAGTTTCTGTACACGCAGATGTACTCATGCTCACCCTAAAGTGAGGTGAGTACCCCTGCGCGTTCAATGCAATTTGTTCGCATACAAACTCGATGGCTTCCTGTAGGAAAACATCAGGTTTGAATACTTTTTTGGTTGTGACCTCATTGATGAATTCATCAATGGTGTCAGACACCATCTTCTTGTCTGCTAAGCCAGTTGCCCGAGTTTGTGTAAACGCACAAACACGGAACATCTTGGCTTTTGAATTTGACGAAGATGTCTGGTTATACTTGTCTATGACGAGTTTAACCCAAGACATCTTCCTATACATTTGGTTGTGGGGGGTGTATTTCTCTTTGAGAAATGCAGCCTTCCGCAACTCCTTTTTAAGTTTCTTCCATGTCCTTTGAAAACCAGAGTAATCAAAGAGCAGGTTAGAAATTATTGAATTGATGATTCGGTCTGAAGCTGTGTAAGCAGTCTTCGGATCCGGACCGGTGAACAGTACCTCTGGGTATGATACGATCAGTGAACTGATCGCACCATCCACAGTGTGTAATATTTCTTTCAAATGGAGCGACCCTTTCCTCGATTCGAGGAGAGAGTTGACCATTCTTTTGCAATTAGGTTTCATCCTCTTGTACCAATAGGTACGAGAGGATATAACCGACAATTTGCTCTTGGGGCTCAGATCGATAAACTTTCGTTTACCGAACCGCGCCTCCCAGAGACTTATGTAATCATAGTCCCAAGCTTCCTCCAGGCCCCCTGGAGGAACGTTGGAACCAGACAGACAGCGTGCGTTCAAGGCAAGGAGCCTCAAAAACTCCTTGCCATGATCGACGCCGTCATTGCATCCACTTTCCTTCCGTAGCGATACGGTTAAAGGGATTGATGCATGATAAAATACCATATACTTCGCCAACACCAAAAAGGTCCTTTTTGGTTTAGTGTTGTACAAAGACGCTGGTTTTTTTA